ACAGGCTCGAACAAGCCCAATGCTTGAGCTTTTTGATGGTCGAATGGAGATATGTAATCCAGGTCAGCCATTGGTAGAAATTGACCGTCTTTTAGACTCCCCTCCCCGCAGTCGTAATGAGGGGATAGCCTCTCTTATGCGCCGCATGAAAATCTGTGAGGAAAGGGGAAGTGGTATCGATAAAGTTGTTATTGAAACTGAAATATATCAACTACCTGCTCCGCACTTCGAGGTCTACCAGGATCATACAAAAGTAACACTTTTTGCTCACAGAGATTTCAAAGATATGGATAGTGAAGAAAAAGTTCGTGCGGCTTATCTTCATTGTGTCCTGAAGTACCTTGATAAAAGTCCAATGAACAATACGACGCTTCGTGAAAGATTTGGTGTTGATGAAAAAAACAGCGCTATGATTAGCCGCATTATCAAGCAAGCAGTTCAGGATAATCGTATCAAACCTTATGACCCAAATGTAGGAACTAAGGCTATGCGTTACATACCAATCTGGGCTTAATACTATTTGCTTGATGGTTGCTTGATTTCAATCAATCCATTGAAAGTATCTAGCTATCTTTTGGAGAAAATATTCATCTTTATCATGCGGTTGCAAGTTTAATACATTTAAGTATTTGCTTGATGGTTGCTTGATTGATGTCAAAAAGATTGAAAAAACAAAAGGTTATTAGAATGGGCTAAAAGGTAAAGCCAATGCCTCGGTTTTATCAGCCTCTGCCTACATTCCTGTCCCAGCTAGAGTAATAAGTTGCTGTTCGATGCAACTGTAACTTAGAGCTTCTACAGCCAAAAATCCCCGCCGGCTGTGCCGGTGGGTGACAAGTTTTGACAACTCATACGAACCACCACTCGCCAGCGCGTTTACAATCAGCATCTAGGCTGATTTCCGGTTTTCATTCCGTCAAGAACAGTCAAAAATCTCAGCATTTTCAGATCCGGTACGCACTCTAAACCTATATTTCGCTGCGTACCATCCTGCGTACTGGTCGCCACCAGCTCACCACGATGACAACTTTTGACAACTTTCCCTATCAGATGTCAGGTTTTGATAGGTACTGCCAACGCTCTGCACCTGAAGTTTTCTGAAGCGGCGCGGTTTACACTTTGCCGGCAGGACTAACAGATACTAACAGCCAAGGCTCAACAAATCTCAACGCCAGCCCTTTACACTTCTGCTGTAGCAGCTGTTCGTAGGCGTCAGGATCCGTTAGGTTGGGTTGACACTTTTCCCTGTTTTTCGCGAAAAAGTGTCAAGTTAGAGGGGTTAGGTTTGGCCGGGGGTTTACAGTTTTTCGCCTGCCAGCAGACAGAGCGCCTTTAATCCCGTTTCGCTCCAGTCGTCCAGGGTGTCTGGGTGCATGGCAGCCACATAGGCCAGTTCGGAACGGAGGAAACGCAGACCACCAACCATGTGATCTTTGCCATAGAAGCTGTGGGTTTCCTCGTCCAGGCGGAACAGTATCAGCAGTTGTTCATCAGGTTCATATTCTGCATCGAAGCCCAGCTCACTGGCAGCGGCCATAATCCGCTGCTCACCATCACCATGCTGGCCTTGCCCGCCATCATGACGCCATACCCACGCGGCGGCCTGTGCCCACGTCATTTCAGTTTGATGCTGACCAGCACCAGCACCAGCACCAGCACCAGCACCAGCACCAGCACCAGCACCAGCACCAGCACCAGCACCAGCACCAGCAGAATTTTGCTTCGCCTGTGTTGCTTCAACATCCACTTTATCGCCTGATAGCACAATCTCACCACGTGCTATCCAGCCGTAAACTGTTTGTCGGCTTACTCCCATGTGCCTGGCATAGGCTGATTTGCTCAATAACATAATTTACCGTTCCTCACTTCTGTCATTTAGCATTCTCCAGTTAAGAAAAAGCCGCCATCAGGCGGCCTGTTTCCCATCTTCATCATCTGCTTTACCCTGTCGGGAATTAATTTTTTCCATACCATCAATGTACTCGGACAGATTCGCCAGCCCGGAGACTCGAGGAGCCACATCGCGAGGGTCGTCATTGCTTCCAAATACCAGATTTGCATACCATGTGCGAACAGCGATGATTTGCTGCAGGTTGCGGTTAATGGCTTTTACCAGGTTAGAAACAGATTTGATAACGGCTCCGTTATCTGTGGCGATACGGGCAAAAGTCAGTCGCTCCAGCTGAGAATCTGTTACGCCTGAGCAAATGGCGTTACCTCGTAGCAGGGCGTCACATAAATCAGTCTGATTCCCGGCATACATTGCTACCATCAGCTTTTCTTTCGCAGCTCCATCCAGCGAGCGAAATACATTCCGTAGCTCACTATCTCGCATAAATCCGACAACATCACCCTCGGCCAACGGAGCAACTGGGGCCAGTTTGGTCTTAAGATAATTGAGAATATTTTCAGCTTGTTCGCTGATCATCGCCGTACTTCTAGTGAAAGCCGTGAGTGTGTCTCTATTTGCCGCATCTCTGGCCCGGCGGTTTTTTGCTGCTTCGTTTAAATCCGGATCATTGCGGATAACCTCTACGGCATCGGCTTCCGCCTCAGCTAACATTGCCACGGCCCGCAGATCACCAAAAATATTCGCCATCCCTTTAAAAAGAATCGCCATCTGCTCATTAGGCGCAACCACTTCAGAAACGTTATCAGTGATAGCAATGCTTCTTTGCCCAATTTTAATTTCGTAACTCACTGGCTTACCTCCATTCTGGATAGCCCAACATCAAATATTTTTCTCGCCACATCATGGATTGATGGTGCGATACCAAACCCGGATTTCTGGCGTTCCTGCTCCTGGATGGCTTTTAATGCCGCAACCTGAGCAGCGCTCAGAAGAACGGGTTTCACGTGTTCCTTTTTCATGCTTCCCCCTTGGTTATCACATGATAAAAAACGCAACAATCACAATAATCATTGCAAGTAATGAAATGATGGTAATGAAATCGAGGGGATGCACAACGTGAAATGAATGGATGCGTTTTAAAGAATTTGCCCTCAAGGTATACATGGTGTTCATAAAGGCTATAAATTGCTTATAAAACATAATATTAACCTATGAACACCAGCCTACATTTTGGGATTTCAGGTCTACACGGTATACATCATTCTGTTTAATAAACGATCAGATGGTTAATGAGAGAATGAACACCATGTACACCCTGTGTATACCTGAAAACAAGGTATACATGGTTTATTTCACTGATTTATATATAAATTATTCTCTCGATGTATACCATGTATACCTTTCTCCATATTTATCTGAACTTCATTCTTTATGACCGGCTACAGGATGCGTCTGAGGTAACCAGTCTTCCGCACTCTCTGAAAGTTCAACGTTGGTCACCATGCCACGGGCTCTCCGTTCCTTACGGTACTCGTGATTAAACTCCCTCATCGCGCTTTCCATCCCCTCTGCGAATTTATTCAGCGTCAGCGGCTTGTCGAAACCGTTGGCCTCCAGGAATGCCAGGTAAGCGTGATAGAGATAAATTCGCGGATAGTGAGGCGGATTGCGGTTTCCTACCATCATTCCCGCACAATCAGCCAGCCGCTCAAGATGCGCGCAGAAGGCATAAAGCGGATCCGTTTTCTGCTTCACCTCCAGTGCTTCTTCGCTGTTCCGTTGCTCCAGCAGCAGCGCCCGCGCTTTTTCCGGGTTCGCAAAGTTCGCCAGCAGCCGACGAACCACCACCGGAATTTCAGCGGATATCTTTTCTGCCAGGTCGGGATCTTTATCCTCCTCGCTGACGCGCCGGTTAAACTGGAAAATTACGCGTCGCCGGGAAACGCCGCCGGCACGTTCGGTGAAAATCATCGGCGTGTTGTTCGTGGCCACAACCACCGCCCGCAAAACGGCGGTGTACTGGTGCTCGTGTTTCGGGTCGATCTCCACGGCATCCCCGCCGGTTATCGCTTTTATCCCGGTACCCTCTCCTGAATATTTGGGCTGATCAGGAAGCGTTATCATGCTTTTCCCGACGAACTGCGCCCGCCCGCGCGCGCTGTCGAGCGCCGCCATGTTCCCGCTGGCGGTGTTATGCGCACCGGCCAGCATCGTAGCGATATGGGTAAAGACACTTTTCCCGCTACCGCCCTCACCGGTTATCTCGAGGAACAGCTGCCAGTCGTACCGGTTCGCCAGCACCATAAAGAGCGCTGCAGCGATGCGCTGCATCTTAATTGCGTCTCTATCTGATGCGTAACTTAGCCACTTATGGAAGTTCGGCGCATGGTCGCGGAGGTTTTCGCCCGGCACCGCCGGCGTATAGGTCACGCCGTTATGGTTGGTCAGCCAGTTATCCTGGCTGTGTTCGGAGAAAACGCCGGTTTCCATATCGTAGACGCCGTTTGCAAAGGGGATCAGGCTGCGCCGCGGCTCCCCCATTACCGGGATAACGATTTTCAGGGCGTCGATAACGTTGTTGATCGCGCGCTTGCTGAAGTTGGTTTTGTTCTCGTTGTAGATAGCCACCATTTCGCGGCTCAGCTCGAGCAGAGACGTTTTCTCCCAGATGCCGGCGCGGTAGACGTACACGCCTTCGCTGTTTTCATGGATCGCAATGCCGGTGTAACGCGCGGCCAGTATGAGCGCCTTTTCGTTATCAGCCAGGTCGCGGAGGTTTACATCCGTCAGCGGTTTGCCGATCACCATGCTTTTGCCGGCTTCCGCATCGGCTTTGAGGCGCGGCAGCTGCGGCGTCCAGTCCTCCAGAAGCTGATAACCTTCAGAGTAGAATTGCGCGCGCTCCACGCCGGCCACCGCCAGCTTTGTCGCGAGAATGGTTATCTGCCGTTCGGTCAGATGCCCGCCACGGCAAACCCGGGCATAGAGCCGGCCATCATCCACAATCCGGATATTCTCCAGCTCCGCCAGCTGCTTTTTATCCAGCACGACCGGCGGCACCGTGTCGCCAATCGGGTTCATTTCCTGCCATGCTTTAGCGAACGTCCAGGCATCGGCGCCGGCAAAGATAATTGACTCCTCCATGAGATCCGCCGGCTGCTTTTTAAGGTTTGGTGCATTTTTCATTTTCTGTTCCCTCGCTCCCTGATGATTTCCCGCATAACCCGAATTCGTTCGATGCCCTGTACCCGCATAATCCGATCGATATCTTTTTCGCCGGCGACCGGCGCGGAAGAAACAAATTCAAACTCCCGCACCAGTCTTTCGGGCGTACAAAAACACGGTGAGCTGTACCCCTCGCGGCAATATGTCACTCTGTCGAATCGGTAACTTTCGATAATTACCAGGTTGCCCCGACCGTCTTTCCATTTATCTCCCGGCCTGATTTCAGGGTGAACGCGGCCACCAGCAGTTAAGCCGGAATTTTCAATCGTCATATTTTTTTACCTCACGCCGCTGGCGGGATTACCTGATAACCAATCTTCTTCAGAAAGCGCGCGGCACTCTCCACCGTGAAAAGGATCTCGTCGTCCATAAGGGGGCGCATCGACTGCAACCCGCTCGACGTGTCCACCAGATAGCGGCCGCCGGCCGGAAAACTGAATACGGTTTTGCCATCGCTACAGCGCACCAGATTATAAATAGCGGTCATGGCCTGACCTCCCTGACTTTCACCAGATATTCCGATGCCTGACTGACCAGGCTGTGAACCGCCGCGACACGAAAGCTTTCCATTTCATCATCCGGCGCCAGGGTGTCTATCCACATATCGAGAACGGCAAGCGCCTGACGGCTGTATTCAAGCGCCTGGCCTGCGCTGGTCGTCAGCATGGCAATGGATTCGTTTTGAGTTGGCTTTGTCATGCATTCACCTCCATAGCGAGGCGTGTCTGGATAGCCGCGGCCTTGCTCCCCAGCTGGAGATAAGTTCGGGTGATTGCCGGGTTACTGTGCCCGAGCATTTCAGAGGCGACCAGCAACCCCTGTTCGCCACCGGCGGACATGAGATTAAAAGCGGCAATTTTGCGGCTGGAATAGGCGCTCAGGCGCAGACGCTTGTTTACTACGCGGGTAAACCACACCATTACGTTGTGCAGTTTCTTCCAGATTGTCTGGCGGCTCACGCTACCTTCCAGAGACTGGCAGCGGTTACTTTCAATCTGGCTGCGGGAAAATACCAGGTCGTCACCGATAAGATTGCGCTCCATGCGTTCGCGCAGTCGTTTGATGATGCCCGGCGGCAGCTGTTTGGTGTCGTGCTTCACTTCAGCCTTTGCCACCAGCTCAAACACGATCGCCTGTTCTTCTCCCGTCATGCCGGCGGCCAGTTCGTCGCAGCTCACGCTATCCCAGTGCATGTACCCAATGTGATCGCCAGCAATCCGGGCAGCGTCCTTGCGCTGCTGGCGAACAATCTCGAGCCCCTTCCGGGTCGCTCTGGCTTCCGCTGCTTTGGTCTGCTTCGCTACGATGATTGTTGCAATGCCGGTTTCCCAGTTGATGCAGGAATAACGGAAGTTGCACACGTCGCTGGTACGCCAGCCGGTAACGGTCGCAATATCCCACCAGAGTAAAACCCAGTCCGGCTGGGTCTGCTGTATGCGTTCACGCAGTTTGCGCTGCTCTTCCCGTTCGTAAACGGGGGTCATGGTGCGGGTGCCTTTCGTGGTAGTGGCTTTTACCACGTTGCCGCGCAGCTCGCGGGCTTTAGCTGTCAGGGTCTGGAGGTTAAACATGGCTACCTCCCAATTTCGCAACATCCAGTTCAAACGCGCCGCTGCTGTATTGATAAAGCGAACATTCAGAGCGAATTTTGGCGGCAAAGATAAGATCCCAGCGGGAATAAAACTCGCGGGCTTCTTGCTCACTGTCGGCAACGATGCGGATAACAACGGGAGTGCACGTCCGGCCTTTCGGCGTACCGAGGAAAAGCCAGGTGAATTTGGGCAGTTTTTGGGTTGGGGTAGTAGCCATGTGGCAGCCTCCTTTTGCTTACTGGAGTCACCACCTGAGTTCTCACGCTCATAAAGGGTGGTGACACTGACGGGGGTGAGAATACCGGTGCAAAAGGATACCGGCCAGCCTTTCGGCTGCCCCGCCAGCGCCACCATAGATTCGACACGGATCTTGCCCGCTGAATGAAGATGTACTGGCTTTACGACACAAAAAAAGACGCTATAGGCGTCTGGTATCGCCTTTTGCTTATCCGGGTTCTCACGCCCGACACCAGATTTTGCTGGTGTAAATAAAGAATAACCTTCACCTGCGCAAAATGGCAAGAAATTTTGTTTATCGCGGAAAGTAACACGTTGGGCATTCTGTAAATTAAGCATCATGCCCCCTGTCGGACTGATGCAAGATATGCATCAAGATCTGATTTAAAATAGATGGTTTTTTTACGACCAACTTTATAAAAAGGGATTTTGACGCGTCCAGTGCTGTGCCAGTTTGCCAGAGTACGCGCCGCTACTCCGATATAATCAGCAGCTTCTGGGCGGGTAAATTTCTGTTCTGAAGATTGATTCATATGGTTTCACCGTGCTTTGTAGGTAACAACGGAGAAACTTTAAAAAAAGGTGTTTTATCGCGGCAGTTGGAGAAGCTAGTAAAGACTGTGGTTTTCAGGTTAGCAGGGGGGGAAACAAGTATCCATTACCCATAATGTAATGCTGTGTTTGAGTCGTTAATTGGGTTCTTTCCCTCTACACGCTCATTGCGAATATCTCTAAATAGCTGTTCAAAAAGAGATTTACGTTCATCCTCTGAAAGAGTTTTAAGGTCACGAGAGAATTGCTTATAAAAATGTGCCGGCTCTTTATATTCATTAATTATTGCTTTAGTTTCTGCAATATAGTCCTGAATATATTTTCTATGATTAGTCGATGACATAAGGTTATTCATCCTTTTCTTCTTTCTGGTTCAAAAGAGATAAAATTGCTTTACGCTTTTCTTCATCTGTCATTTTGCCTACCATCGAAAGCAACATTTCATCTAATTTCGATTCTCTCGTCATTATTCCTGCATACTCCAAAATAGCGCGTTCTACTGCTCTGGCTGGCTCCCGCAACTCATCGGCGGAAAAGTGTAAATACCCCTGTGTAACATCAGCACTTCTCATTGTGCGGTGATTCATCAGGCGTTTAAGTATGTAGGATCCGACGCCCACCAGCTCCGCTATACTACCGAACGTACGCCGGGCATCATGAAGAGAGAAAGTTATGGGTGGCTGGGTACCGTTCTGCGATGTTTCCTGAACTATGATCGCAATTGACCGATCTACGTTTGTGATAACCCCGCCTTTTGAATTAGGGAACACATAAGGGGAGTCAAGGCACATTGATTCCTGTCGGCGGGTAAAAATGGTGTGAAGAGTATCTGTGATCGGCAACTCCAATGGGTCGCCGTTCTTTGTCTTATCAATCCAAAAGTAACGACCGGGCAGATTTACCCGTTCCCATGCCAGCCCTAATACCTCTGAACGGCGCAGGCCTGTAAATAGCGCCATATTTACAGCATCGCATACAGCAGCGGTGATATCGTCCCTAACATCAACTGCCCTCTCCCTGACAACTTCCACAGCCCGCATCCAACGTGATAGATCGGTATTCCTGATCCGGGTAGTGCGGCGTGGAGTCCCGTTCCATAGCCGCTTTGTGCTCAAAATTGTAGTTGGTGGGTCAGGTAACAGCCGATCTCCGTTCTCATTTCTATGGCTGTCGTATGCATAACGATAGACCGCCCTTAACACTCTCGCCCATAAGTCGGCCTGTGTTTTGCTTCCTTTCGCTATCAGCCTTGATGGTCCTCCAAACCATATCCCACGCTCTGTTATCGTCCTATGACGAATTTCCACCTGCTCGCGGGTTATTGAGGCTAGTTGTAAGGCCATCCAATCGGCAGAATAATTTCTCAACGTATCCCGATAAACTTTCGCCGTTTTTTCCTTCACGCGCCCCGCTTCAGCTCTCGACTTCAAATATGCATCTAGAGCATCGGATAGTGTGACCGTTCTACGTTTTTCCTCGCGTCTCCTTTCGTTAGGATTACGCCGCGTCTGCGCCATCTCGTTAAGGGCGCTATAGGCTGATTCTCTGGCCTGTTCAATCGTCATATCAGGGAACCGACCGAGAGTTACCCGGAAAAACTTCCCATCACGACGCCGGGCGACACAAAAACTCTTATTACCAGTGGGCGTAATACGCAAGCGCAAGCCATTAACTACGCTATCGGCATACTCTGCGCGTTTACCATCTTCAGGAATTGGCAGCGCCATCAAAGCAGATTTGGTGAATCTCAATGTCTCCAT